ACGAAAGCGAACTTTTTAAAAATAATAAAATCGAAATCAAAACATACGAAGCTGATTTCGATACTCCTGAAACTTATCAAGACGAATTAAGAAAGGCGAGAAATGCTTATAGCAAAAGCGCTAATAAAATTTGCTACTTGCGCATACCTACAAGTGGTTGGATAAGATACGCTAATGAGTTGCTGCAATCTAACTTCGACCACAGAAAGATTCTTTTTGCTGCTGAAGCTGTAGACAACGACTTCACAACTCAAAAGGGAAAGAATATTCCCGTAAAGAATTTAAAGTTTATCCGAGATCAAGAGGATGGCCAGAGTATAGAAGCTAAAATGGTTGATTTCGTTGACCATCAGGCTGATATGATTGAACTTGCAAAGGCGCAATGTTCTCTAATCATGCCAACAACAACAGCTAATGGGCATCAGAGTTTTGATTTGCCGCCGCAGCTAAGAAAGCAAAGCGGCGCAGAGAAAACAAGAAAAGACTCTTACTCTTGTTTGATTCTAGGCAACTGGATGACTAAGATATATTTTGACATGATGGACGTGAAAGTCGAAAAAACAACTTCTACATTTGTGCCGTTTTTCGCTCGTTAAAAGTACTTTTGATACTTTTAGTGTAACTTTTAATATAAAAAAATGTCGCGCCAATATAATAAAAAGTCTGATTACTGGACCAGATTTAATAAAATTCAACCCGTTCAGGTTTCTCAGGCTTCGTATGAGCCAAAGCTTATAGGCGAGCCTTTTTTCAAAGAGGTTTCCCAAGCTTCGTACACAAGAGCTAAAGAGAGCGCTTCTTCTACAAAGACAAAAGTACCGAGAAACGGAACTGACGTTAATATTGGCAGATACTCACTTATAAGCCAAGGGCTTCTGCCTTATGAATATACAAAAGATGGCGTAGACATCAGAGACGCTATTATGCTTTGCCAAAAAGCTTACGCTAACGTAGCTATTGTAAGAAACACTATTGATATCACCACAGAGTTCGCCAACACAGATATTTATCTTGATGGCGGCACGGAGCGTAGTCGTGAGTTTTTTCAGAAATGGTTCGAAAAAATCAAACTTTGGAAACTGAAGGATCAATATTTTCGCGAATACTACCGCAGTGGTAATATTTTTCTTTACCGTATAGATGGTAAATTTAATGCGGAAGATTTTAAGCTTCTTAAAGGCTTGAGCGAAAACGGAATCAAAAACAATAAATTCCCGCTACGTTATATTTTAATTAATCCTTACGATGTTATTACCAAAATCTCAAGTTCGTTTGCAGAAGGTGTTTACGAAAAAGTTCTTTCCGAGTATGAGCTTGAGCGTTTAAAGAATCCAAAAGACGACGCTGATCTTGAATTGCTCAATGGGTTTGATCCAGAAATTCAAAAAAAGATCAAGAGTAAACAATATTTTAGAGACGGCTTGACTATGAAGCTCGATCCGAAATACTTGCTTTATTCTTTCTATAAGAAGCAGGACTACGAGCCGTTTGCAGTTCCTTTCGCTTACCCTGTTCTCGAAGACATCAATGCTAAAATCGAATTAAAACGTATCGATCAAGCTATTGCTCGTACCGTAGAGAACGTAATTCTTTTAATTACAATGGGTGCGGAGCCAGACAAAGGCGGAATCAACCCGGCCAATATGACAGCGATGCAAAACCTTTTTATGAACGAAAGCGTTGGTCGCGTTCTTGTTTCCGATTATACAACAAAAGCTGATTTCGTAATTCCCGATTTAAAGAAAGTTGTTGGTAAAGAAAAGTACGAAGTTCTCAATGAAGACATAAAAGAAGGCTTAATGAACGTTATGCTTGGTAACGAAAAGTATAACGGCCAAAGTGCAAAAATTAGTTTCTTTATGGAGCGCTTGAAGGAAGCTAGAAATGCATTTTTGAATGACGTTCTGCAACCAGAAATTATTCGTATTTCAAAAGATTTGGGATTCCGTGCTTGGCCCACAGCTAAGTTTACCGAAATTGACATGAAGGACGAAACTCAATACATGAGAACAATTAGCCGTTTGATGGAGGTCGGAATTCTTACACCAGAGCAGGGTATCGAATCTATCAACAATGGTAAACTTCCTAATATCGCTGACCTCCCGTCCGCGCAGGAGAAGTTCGTTTCGGAAAGAGAAAAGGGTTATTACAATCCAATTGTTGGCGGCGTACCAATGCTTCAGGGAGCAACGCCTACTCCTACCGCAGATCCGAAACAATCTGGCGCTGGTAGACCTGTTGGAGCAACGGCATCAAGAAAAGATATTCAAACTACAATTTATGAAGTAGACGCTTTTATGAAAGCTGCTGAAGATTTTGCAGCTAAAAAGTTTGTTGTAGCGTCTTTGAGCGAAGAGCAAAAATCCAACTTGACGAGTTTGTGCAAGAAAGTTATCGCCTCTAGCCCAAGAGAAACGTGGGTCGTTAACCTTCAAAAATGCATGGCGAATCTTGACGAAATCGAGAAGCTCCAGCCAATGCAATCTGTTCTGGATACTGCTGATGAATTTTTACTCGACGAATATTCCGCGTCCATTTTGCACCATTCTACTGTAAAATAAAATATGGTATTTAAGCATAAAGCGATTTTAGATAATGTTGCCGTAGCTTGTTATGGCATTTCTGACGAGCGCTTTAAGGTGTCAAAAGCTTCTTTGGAGGAATTAAAAAAGCTTTCTCCAAAAATAGATTTTGAAGATAATCCTGATCTTCTTGGGGTGTCTTTTAATCTCGCCGTTCCGAATATGATCAATAATAATGGCGATGGTATTTCTGGCGCTACCGCATCGAAAATTGCAAAGCGATTCGTGAATAAATACCTCAATATTGAGCATAACAAAGAGCGTATAGTCGGCCATATTACCAATTATTCTTTTAATAGAATTGCTGACAATAAATTCTTAACAGAAGAAGAGGTTGGCCGAAGCCTTGATCCTGTTTATTTATCAGTCGCAGGCGTTGTTTACAAAACTATTGATAAAAAATTTGCATCGTTGATGCTGAGAAACTCTGATCCAAAAGACGCTTTTTACAATTCAATTTCGGCAAGCTGGGAAATTGGTTTCAGCAATTATTATTTAGCCGTTGGGAGTCAATCTCTAAAAGAAGCTGACATCATCACTGATCCAAAACAAATTGAAGAGTTCTCTCCGTTTTTAAAAGCAAAAGGCGGTTCCGGTAAATTAAAAGATGGAACTCCGATTTATAGATTAATAGTCGGGGAAATTTATCCTCTTGGCGGAGGCTTCACTACAGATCCTGCTGCGCAAGTCAATGGTGTACTAGCATTTGAAGATACTCCATCATTCTCTTTACGAGAGGATGAAATTGAAAATCAAAAGGTAGAAGCTGCTGAAAATTGCATCGAAGAGGTTAGAGCCTTTTTGTCTAATAAAAAATCAAATTCCATTTTAGATATAAAAAATGTAAAAACAATAAACAATATGGATTTAGAAAAACTTATCACAGAGTTAAAGTCTGCTCTTCTCGAAAAGAAGTTCGGTGAAGAGGCTGTTGCTTCAATGACCAGCCATTTCGCCGAAGCTATCAAACAGAAGGATGCAGAGTATCGCGACTCCATTGCAGCCGAAAAGGCCGCTAAGGATAAAGCCGAGAAGCTTTACAATGAGACGGTCGCTTCAGTAGAATCAATGAAGGCGGAACTTGCCAAAACACAAGAAGAGATGAATAAGATTAAAGAAGTTAAAGCTCAAGAAGAAGCTGCGGCTTGTCTTAATGCGCGTGTCGGCGAACTCGATGCGTCTTACGAACTGTCTGACGAAGATCGTAAACTTATCATCAGCGAAGTTCAGGCTCTTGAATCAACAGAACAGGCGTTCGCTTCTTATAAAGAAAAATTCGCTTCTGTTTGGAAGCACAAAAACAAAGAGTCCATCAAGGCTCAAGCGGCAGAGATCGAAAAGAAAATCTCCGAGCGCGTTGAGGCTCGCCTTAAAGAAGTTAGCAAAGCTTCTGCTGTTCCCGAAGTAAAAGCCGATGAACAGAAAGCTGATGTTGCTGCTGCATTAGATAATGCTACAGCGACCAACAAAGCGCCCGATAGCAAAATTGCTGTTGAGCAGTCTTTCCGTGAGAAGTTTGCAAAAGCTTTCTCTCGCGAAAATATTAGCGTAAGCTATTCTAAATAATAAAATTTCACTGTAATAAATAATTAAAGAATAATAATATGGCAAATCGTCTCTTACCATTTCGTCAATACGGCGAAAATGATGTTGTAAATATGTACGCTCTTGTTGACGGCTCCGTCAACGAATCGACAACTGGCGTTGGCGCTGGTGATGCAGGAGTTTTCGTTAAAGTTTCCGCTGGTAACTTTGACCTTGACCCCGTATCATACGCTACCGACTCTTATCTCGGCAAAACCGACTTCCCCCATGTCGGTGCTAACCAATACCCCTCGGTCAATCTTAAAGTTACCCCTGCTGCTTCGGGCGACCTTAGCAACTGTCTTGGACTGACCCTGCGTCAAACTGCAAAGTTCGACGAAAACGGTGAAAAACTTCTCTATTACCGCCAGAAGGCTGAAGAGCTTATGTGTGTACTGCCCGGCCAAGCCGTTCCAGTAGCCACACGCGGAATCTTCTCCCTCTCTGCTAACGCTCTTGACGGTGTTCTCACTGTCGGTTCGGGCTTCAAACTTTCTGCCAATGGCGGTAAAGTCACAGGCTGCGCCCACTCTGATGCTGGTAAGCTTGGCATCGTTCTCGGCACAGGTTCACGCGCCTCGCTCACAAGCGTCACTGACGCTTACGCGGGCAATTTCGCAGTAATCGGTCTGCGCATGTAATAAGAAAGTAAATAAATTAAATGAAAATCACATTAAAGCGCACCCCAGAACAAATTGAGCTTGTCAAAGCGATGGCTAGCCGTAATCGCACCGTTGCTTATGACGCTCAAGTAGCACTCGCTGAGTTTATCGGACCCGTTCTTGCGGAGGTTATCAACAATGCTCCTACATTGAGCAACTTGTTTACAAGCCTCTCGTATAACGCTGATGATAATCCTAGCATTCCTCTTGACCTGTACTACGACGTAACTGACGAGGACTACATTACTGTATACTCGCAATCCGTAGCTGGTGGTCTTCCCACCAATCAGGTTCTTCCTACAGTCTCCGAGATGAAGCTGACCACCTACACACTGGACAGCGCTCTCTCCTTCGACCGCCGCTACGCTGCTAAGCATCGTATGGATGTTGTTGCCAAGACTTTCACCCGTATGGCTCAGGAAATCATGCTTAAGCAGGAGCGCACCTCTGCTACATTAGCTATGACAGCCTTGGCTAACGCGCAGACAAACAGCAAGAAACACGTTCAGCGGTCGAACACCAC